CTTTCGTTGCAATATCACCACGAAGTACTGATTCAGTTCTCATATAATATAAGGTTTTTACACCTTGTTTCCAAGCTTCCATAGTCACTTGGTTTATCCACTTTGGTTCTGCAATTGCAGGGAAAGCTAGATTTAGAGAAACTGCTTGGTCAATGTATTGTTGTCTTATACCAGCCTGTCTTACCAAATCTAATTGATTTATTTCTTTGAATGTTTTGAATACATCTTTAACTCTAAAAGTTTTTGATGAATCATCAGGTGATATTTCATCACACTTTACAACTTTTCCATTTAAGAAACACCAATTTTCAAGTTCATCAATGTCCTGAATCGAACCTCCATCTTCTAAAATCTTATCCCAAGTTTCTTTGGTATTTAATCCAACTTTCTTTAATACTTTTTCTAATTCAGAATTTCTTCTAATGAAAGTTCCTTTTGCAGTTTGTTCGGTAAACACATTTGCTGCCCAAGGTTCAATTCCTGCAGATACATCACCACTCAATTTAGAGTTTGATACGGTTGGTGCAATTGCTCGTAAGTGAGTATTTCTGAATCCACTATCTTTACACCAAAGTGGTTCACCATATTCTGATGCCAAATCTCTTGATGCTCTTTCGGATTCTATCTTTAATTGAGAGAAAATCTTACGAGTTTCAAATTGAGCAGTCATTCCTTCAAATGGAATACCTCTTTGTTGTAGATATGTATGCCACCCTAATACCCCAAGACCTAATGCTCTACCTTTTTCTGCTGAACGAACTGAGTTTTCGAATCCACGAAGGCCTTTTGCCTTTTGAATAAATTCAGAAAGAACCCCATCCAAGAACCAAATTGAAGTATAAACTAAATCAGTATCTTTCCACTCATCATACTTTGCTAAATTTAGGGAAGATAAACAACAAACAAATGAATGTGATTCATCGGTATGTAAGGTGATTTCAGAACAAATGTTAGTCATGAATACCTTCAAACCATTAATCTTATACATATCGGGGTTTTGTTTGTTTACATTACCCTTAAACATGATATATGGTTCTCCAGTTGCCTTTCTTTTCTGAAGTAATTTACCCCACTTTCTTCTTGCAGTTTCATCACCATCTTGGAGTTTTCTCATAAACTTATCACCTATCACTGCACATTGGTGTAGGTTTAGTGATTGTCTATTTACATCTCCTTTTGGTTCTCTGATTTCTAACCATTGTTCGAAATCTTTATGTTCGATGTTTAAGTTTACTGATGCAGCTCCTCTACGAACTGAACCTTGGTTGGTTGCGAGAATTGTAGAATCATAAATCTTACAAAACGGTACAACACCATCGGAAGTTCCATTACCAGTAATTACGGCTCCTGCAGGTCTGATTTGGTTAATTCCAATACCAACACCTCCACCATGTTTTGCAAGTAGCATCAACTCCAAGTTTTTGTTTCCAATATCAAAGATTGAATCTGCTACATCAATACCAAAACAAGAAATTGGTAAACCTCTATCAGTACCAGTATTTGATAATACAGGTGTTGCCAAATTCAACCAACCTCTCCAAATATAATCGAAGAATTTAGTTGCCATTTGTGGTTTATTCAATCTCTGAGCTACTTTACTTGCAACTCTCCAATATGCATCTTTTGGTTTCTCACCAGGAAGTAAATACCCTTTAGAAATTGTTTTTACATAAATTTCTGTATTACCCCATGATGGGAAATCAACATCGAGTTCCCACCCGAGTTCTTCGCCGTAGTTTTTAACTGCCATTTTTTCTATATTATTTTAAAATAAATCTGACCAATCTTCTCCTTCATTCGCCTTGGAATAATCAGTAGGTCTGATTGCGAAGAAATCGGTATGTGTAGTTCCACCAGTAAGGTGATAAAACCATTCTAATTCGTTTGCTTTTTCTCTATCGTATTCAAAAGTTCCTTCATATCCCAACTCAACTAATTTTTCATTTATTCGTTGAACGATAAAGTGTTTTAAATCATCTTTTTTAAGATTTTCCAAATCACCCAATTCAAACATCTTATCAATGAATTTGTGTTCCAACTCCATGATAAGTTTCCCTGCATTGTATATGGATTCTTTTGCTTCTGATAATAATTCGGGATATTCCTCACACATATGTTTGAATAATTGACATCCCATTCTACTATGAAGTGATTCATCTCTAACGCTCCACTTCATTTGTTGTCCAATTCCTTTCAATAGGTTTCTCATTTGGAATGAGTAAAGAACTGCAAATGAAGAGTAAAGAGATACACCTTCAGAAAATGCAGAGAAGATTGCTAAACTTCTACCAACTTCTTTTCTTGCAATTGGATTAGTTCTCAAATCTTCGGGTGTCCAATCTGCGGAAGTTTGTGTTAGGAGTTCAAACTTCTCTGCAACTGCAGGTTCGTGCAAGAATGCAGAGAAGTCATCTAACCCCAAAGTTTCATTCAAATATGAATAAGCAGTAGCATGAATCGTTTCTTGAGAACCGAACATCATTGCCATTTGTCTTATTTCGTGTTTTGGGAACCATTTGGTCACCATCCCAGTCCAATAATCACTAACGGCACATTCGGTTTGAGCAAAACCAAGGAGAATGTTTCCGACCAAATGTTTTTCTTCTTTGGTTAGATGCTCATTCCAATCCTTGACATCACCTTGCATTGATATTTCAGTATGTAACCAAAAAGCTTGTGCTTGTTTTAACCAACCTTCGGTATAATATACTGGAAATTCAAATGGTTTGAAAGGGATTCTTTCTGTGAATAATTTGCTCATTTCTTAAAAATTATTTAGATTCTTCTACTGATACTTTTCTGTATTCGGTTACTAATTTTTTCAATTCACCAATCGCTTTTCTAGCTCTTGATTTTGCGGCTTTAGTAGTTCCGTTGTGTTCTGCTTCAAATTGAGTAAATAAATCTTTCATTTGCTCAAATAATTCTTGTGAATTTGTCATAAATAATTTTTTTTAAGTTAAACATTTTTTTGTTACTACCTCGTGTAGGTAGGTGAGTATAACTATGATATATATTAAAAAAGAAAATCAAATTTTGGAAAAAAAATTTAACTTTTTGATTGTTCTATATTATCCTAATTTATACTCGGGTATGTAATAATTTTTTGATATACTGATTATCCAAAAAACTTATTTACATTGGTATTTTCTTTATATTTTTGATAATTGTGGTTAAAAACATTCATATTGAATTCTGGTTTTTGGATTTTTTCGTACCCACCGAGTTTTACCCTTTTTTCAAAAATCAAATCTACTTCTTTTGGATTTTTCAACCCATTATATTCTTCGTATTGTTGGAGTATTCTTTTGGCAGGTTTTGATATTGGATAAATATATCTAAACATCAATCCCCTAATTCTATCAATTTCTTTGTATTCACAAAAATCGTGAGTCAACCAAAATACTTTATTTTTTCCTTCCCATCTGGCATTTTCCTTACATAGTTCTTTGGCACTTCTTGGATGTATCTTTTCACCACTTACCCTATCCATATAGACATCGGTTTTAAAATTACCTATGTATTTAAAATTGGATGCCTGATACACAAACCCACATTTACCCATAATGCCATCAGCAAGAGTGTAAATAAACTTTACATTGGTATTTTTCCTTACCCAATCTAATAAGAGTTTGATGGCTTGAGAACCAAAATTACTACCATTCTTATCCGGTCTAAAACACATTTTCCCAATTTCAAAATAATCAGTAGTGATTACATCATCCTTGTAGAAGATTTTTTGGATGGTTTGTAGGGGTTGTGTTCCCCATCCAAGAGTAATAACCCCAACTAATGAATCTCCTTCATAGTACCCCAAATACCACTTTGTCAATCTCGGTAGTATTTTACTATAATGGTATTGTTGGATAAATGGAATTGCAGTATTTTTATGTATAGGCTTGATTTCCATTCTATCCAAAGAACTTATTTACTTTTTCTACCACTTCAGGTTTTACTTCTACTTTCTTATCTTTATATGGATTGTTGATTTCGTAGTTTATTCTACCCTCTGCTATTTGGAAGTATTCATTGTCTCGTTCTATACCAATGAAATCAAACCCACCTCTAACTGCAGCTTTTCCAGTAGAACCCGAACCCATAAAGGGGTCAAGAGTTGTTCCACCGTTTGGTGTCACTAAACGAATTAGGTATAACATCAAATCAGTTGGTTTTACAGTTGGGTGTATATTACCTTCACTTCTATCACTCTTATTGGTTTTAGGACAATAGAAGAAACGAGACACACCTTCATATTGTTCATCTAATATTTTTCCTGCATCTTCATCAAAGATTACATTT